CGAGCACCAGAAGCAACAGCAGTAGTGGCAGAGCAGGCAACAGCTTTGAAGACAGTGTCAGGATCATCACAGACGATCGCAACAGCATCACCAGCCAAAGTACCACCGGGCCAGTACTGAGCAAATTGTTTTTGCTTAGTAGTAGGGTTGGTGTAAGAGCAGCCCAAGAAAACACCTGCAACAGTGCCAAGAGTGCCAGTAGTAACAGATAAACGCTCAAGATTTCCACGGACTAATCCAACGACATCACCGTAGAAAATATCGGTCGCAGAACCGTAAATGATCGGGTATTCACGAGTAGAACCCGCAAATACTTGACCACCGATCAGGTTGATCGGCTTTAGGCCGTAAGGGGCCGCAACGACGGGATAAGCCATAAAAGACTCCTATTTAAATTTAAGTACCTTTACCAAAGCTAGTCGAAGATTTCCGCTCATTGAAGATCGGCATCCGCGCATCGCTTTGACGCATTAAATTGTTATCTACAGCCTCTTCCTGTGCTCTAGTCATATCAGCAAAGTGTTTTGTCCGCTGATCAACAAACTCAGAAGGAGTCTTGCAAAGTAACAATCCGCCAATCTCAATGCTGTCTTTAAAACGGCTATTGGGATCAACTAGCAGTTGAAATTTAGGTTGCTCTTCGACACTAACTACCTCCCAACCTTCGCGCAATTTTGCGGAGAGGTTACGAGGATCAGCATTGTTCAAAGTAGAGACCCGAATCCATCTGTACGCGTAGCCCGGAGTCTTATCTGGCTCCGGTAGAAGTTCCGCCTGCTGCCACTGCTTGGGGCGCTCTTGGGTAGTTCTATTTGTAATCTCGCGTTGTAATCTGCTTTCAGCCATTTAGGCCTCCAATTTCATAAGTTCACGAGCATATTGCTCGTTGGTTAATCCAAATTTCTTTGCCAAGCCCACCTGCGTCTTAGAAAGAACTACTTTTTTAGGAGCAGTACTCCTCTTAGCTGGTGCGACCACCGTGCTTGGTTTTGTACGTTGAGGTCTTTCGTCCCCATCGTTATTAGAAGAGCCACCAAATTCTTCTGGGAATCGGTTCTGTACTTCTTTGTCTATCGTTGCATAGTACTCATCTGTACCAATGAAACCTCGACCATATTTAGCTTCTAAATCCTCATGGACACCTTCAGCATATCTGCGCATAGATCGTTTATTTTGATCAACGAACCACGGGTTTTTTGTCACCCATGACGCAACTTTAGGGTCCATTTGAGGGTTTTGAGGCCTCTGTGGTGCGAGTTGTACATCATTTTCATCGTTTTGTACAGTAGGTCTGAAATTTTTTGCTTTATCAAGCTTAAGCTGCGCACGGATCATTTCCTGTTGAGCTTCTAAAAGCTTGTCAGAATCACCCGAATCGTAGGCTTCTTTATAGTTACGGTTAGCCTTCTCAATCTCCATTTCAGCGGAGTTTTGATAGGTAGAAATAAGTTCTTTTTCCCCCGTATGCAAGACAGATTTTAGCTGGCGATTCTCATTAAGAATACGCTGGGCAACGGCTAAAGCCTCTTGTTGCTCCCGTAATGCAGCCTCTTTCTCTCTACGCTCATCGTGCCAAGCTTTCTTGTACTGCTTAAATTTAAGCTTTACGTTATGAGAGTAATCTTCAGAGTCGTCGGCTTTCTCCAAGTCCTCTTTAATACTGTTTGGAAGGGGTTCTACAAACCTATCTTCAGAGGGAGTATCGTCTTTTACGTCGATTTTAATATCTACGTCATCGCCCTCAATCGAGATATCAAAGGTATCTTCGGGTTTACCCTTATCTTCTTCGTCGGGGAACTTATAGCTATCGCTAAATTTAGGCATGTGCGCTCCTTATTTGCGTTTTATGCCGCGTGGATCGTCAACAATACCTTCTACAGTATCGTCGTTGATGATGCGGAACTCTCTACCGTGGATGACTAGTCGTGAGCCAGCGTAAGGCCGGACCAAGACAAAGTCGCCTTGTTTACACCAAGGTCCCGTTGGGAACTTTGTTGTATCTTTGTAACAGTCTGGGCCAAGCTCAACTACAAACAAGACCGTTGTAAGGGTCTCTTCGTTGCGCATGGTTTCGTCTGCTTTCATCAGACCAATTTCGCTTTCTTCAAATTGCTTTTCCGCTTCCGGAATTGCGCAAAGAATGCGATAGCCCGAGGGCTTTGGTAACTGCTTTGCTTTCTCTTCCGCTTTTTTGTGCATCAGCGCTGATAAATCAACGACCTTACTCAAGTCCAGCGTAGGTAAATCACTCATCCGAGTTCTCCATGTTTTTTGTCAGGTCTGCAATGTTTCTGCGAGCTGTGAGTAGACCTGTGATAACCCCACATTTATTGCAGTACTCCTCGTAAGACTTAGCAGATTTGGCTCCTAAGTCTTCCTCGATTTGTTTGATGCTTACATCAATTTGTTGGATCAAAAGATCCATAGCTTGTCTGGTTTGGTACATCAGTCACCTTTCTTTGGCCTCTGCTGTTGTTTAGCTCTTACTTCGGCTTGCAATTGAGCAATTTCTCTCTGGTTAGCCAACATCATCTGATGTTTCTGTAAGTCCATGCCGGTAGTAAAGCCCGCCTGCTCATGCGTGTGATCACGCTGCTGTTTATCAGCTTGCGCTTTCATCGCAATCTTCACGCCTTCAGTCTCCTGCTGTGCATTGATCCGCTCACGCTCAATCTGTAACTGAGCCTGCTTGAGCATGACATCAGCTTGATCTTTAGCCGCCTTGCGTTGCTGCTCTTGAGCTTTAAGCTGGAGTTCTTGCTGCTGCAACTGAATAAGCGGATCTTCCTGCGCTTGCTGATTCTTCTTCTGTTGAGCTTCTTGCTGATGCTGCTGTAACAACTGTTGTGCAGCTTGTGCAGCCATCTGAGACACCTTGACCTCCATCTCTGGAGACATCTCAACTTCATCCGCATCTTCGTTGTATGGAGGCAGAGTTTGACCCATAGCCTGCTCAATCTGCTTGCGCATCTCCATACCCAAATGTTCAGCAATGTGGGCTGAACCTGCAGCCATAAGTTGCTGCATCAATTGAGGATTCTGACCAATCAAACTTTGGATATTAGGATCTTGAGCCATAGCCATGTGAACAGCAATGTGAGCTCTGTGGTCTTGATACAGAAACGCCTTGACAGGTTTGCTATTGAGCAAATTCTGGTTCTCTGTAACAGGGTCACGAGGCTTCATATCATCTTGCATTGGCACAAGTTTCTGATAGTTTTTGATACCCAACACGTCAAGCATCTGACGATGCAAGAGAGGCAAGTCATACAACTGAGGAGCCGTCTGCGCAAGCTGTAGTGCAGCCTGATACTGAACAACTTTCTGAGCCATCGTTGCAGCGTTGGGATCACTCACTGGGATGATGTCGACCATGTCATAGTCAGACTGTTTTGCACGACGTCCACCCTCAATTGGCTCGTAGCTGTACTCTTCTGGAGTGTAGTCACGAATGATTACTTTCAAGAGCTTAAACTCTTGTCTCATCGAGTAGTGGATGCGAGCCTGAACAGCACTCATTGTCTTAAGCTGACGCTCAAGGATAGCTAGAGT